CTTGTATATGTTCCTCCTGACCAACCCATTTTTTATTCTCCTTTTTTAGTTTTACTGTATTTTAGTTTATTAATCAAATTATTTTAAAAAAATATTGGTTCTAATACTTCCTTTATTCCTTGCGTTGCACCTCTAGGTATTTCTCCTAATTTGTTTTTTTCGTCTTGTGCTACTAAAGCAGCTAATGCTGGAGATAACGGATACTTTGCTATTGCTTTTATAAACTCAGGGTACATTATAATTAATTCTTCTAAAGTTGCTTTTTGTTGTAATTGTTTTTTTATAGTTTGTATTTCTATTTTACTTTTTCCTGTAGCTAATAGTATTCTTGCCATTTCTTTAGATAATGCTTTTTGTCTAGTTTTATCTGCATCTTTAGTTGAGATAGATATAGCATCCATTAATAAAGATGTTATTTCTCTAGATGGTTTATATGGTTGATCACCAGATTGTATTTTATTAATAAATGTTTGCCTTACTGCTGTTTTAGAATTACCTAATACAGATTGAGCTGTTTGTGCTGTAGTCATTTCATCAGTTAATTTACCCCAAAATTTATTAAAAGATTCATCTGTTCCACCCCATGCTAATCTTAATAACTTTCTATCTCTAGTGCTTCTAGCTATTTGTTGTGCTATGTTGCTATTAACTCCTTTTGATTCTATTTGTTGTATAAAAGAATTTAAAGCACCAATACGAAAAGCATCTTTTTCTGATTTACTCATAGTCCTAACCATTTGTTCTAATTCTGAATATTCATATTTATTAGATTTTATAGCCTTACCTAAATCCATAGCATTTAAAATAGAAGCATCTCCTGCCCATTGATCTCTAGCTTTTTTATATAAAGGATTTAATGTATCTACTACTTGTAATAATTCATTTTTGTTAGCTACTATACCGCCTAATAATTCTTTGCCTGTTGTACCTGTCATATCTTTTTTTGCTGATTGTATTAAATCGTCATATCCTCTTTTTATTAATTGAAAAAATTGTGTAGGTATCTCATTAACAACTTTTCCTTTTTCATTTTTTAAGGTTGCTACACCATTAATAACATCTAAAGTATAATTATTATATTTTTTGAGACCACTTATAGGTCTTACTCTATTTAATTTTTGAGCATTTTTAAATGCAGATACAAAATCATCTCTACCCATATATTCTGCTATAGAAGTAATTTTTCCATTTATATCCACTCCTGTATTTATATTTAAAATACTATTTTTATTTTTTGGATTATAGGCTTCTCCATATAATTTATTTCCTTTGCTTTTCATTGCTGTTTGCAATGCTTTAAATTCATCTATCCAAGGGCCATTTTTAACATTATCAAATATATGATATAACCTATTAATTTTACCTTCGTTTCTAGCTCTTAAAAAATTAGCTGCGTCTTTTTTACCTACACCAGGAATAGCATTTAAAGCCCCTAATAATGCTTCTGTGTTTTCTCCTATATCTGCCATAGTAAATTCAGAATTATTTTTTTTCATAACTATTTCTATGGCTTTTGCTGCTGTAATCTCATCTAATTCTAAGGCTTCGTTTACTAAATCTCTAGCTTGTTTTATACCTAAAACATTAGGATTAGGTTTTATTATTTTACTAAGTAATTCACCAGCTTTATCACTTACTAATTTACCTCCAAAAGAAAAAGGCAATGATACTGCTACATTGGTTGGTATTTTAGATAATCTATTACGAAAACTATCTTCCCCTCTCATAAAAGTTCCTAAAGCTGTTAATCCTGCTCCTGTTCCAACTGCACCTTTGTAAGTTTTTGGATTAAATAAAACATCTGTTGCTTTTTTAATAGCTGTTCCTGAACCTCTTCCTGCTGTAATAATTGCAGGTGCTAAAGTTCCCATAGCTTGTAAACCAAAAGCACCTACAGGATTTCTTTTTTGATAATCTTCTAAGTTTTTTCTTTGTAAAGCTAAATTTATATCATATTGACTAGGAGGTGAAAAACCTTCCCTACCTTCTTCTGGTAATTTATTTTGCGATCTTAATGCATCAGATAATATTTTTGATCTATCTGATCTACCAAATAGTGCAGTAATTTCTTCACTTGGTATACCATATTCTTGTAAACCTTGTAATATTTGACCTGTTTTACCACTAGAAAAAAAATCTTGAGACTGTATAGCTTTTAATATTTCTTCTTCTTGTTGGTTTCTAATAGATTTACTTGCTAAATTTTTTTCTATTGCAGTTAGTCTATTTCTTATTTCTTGACTAGATAATGCCATTATTGAACCATATATTGTTTATACTCATCTTCATATGCGTTTTGTAAATATTTTATTTTACGAGCTTCTGCTTGTTGTAATTCTTTTAATACTTTTTTTAATGTATTTATAGTTTGATCTTTTAAATCTACTTTTACTTGTCCTTCTGAACCTTGAATTTTTTCTCCTTCTACTTCTGTTAATGAACCCATTCCTGTAGAACCTCCACCAGCTTCTTTTAATTTACCTGTTGCGGACACAAATACTGAACCTTTTAAAGTATTTATTAATCCTATTAATTGTGCAGCTGGGCCACTTGTGTTAAAAAAAGCACTAGCAGAAATACCTCTACCTGTTATATTTGAATCTTCTAATTGTTTATATAATTGTTCTATTTTTGGTAAAGCATCTTTTAGTGTTGCTATTTTACTTCTAGTTAAATCAAGACTACCTACATCCGTAGATATAATTTGTATATTTTTTCTCTTTTTTTCTTTTGTTTCTTCTGTCTTTTTCTCTATACTTACTTTTTCTTTCTCACTTAATCTTGGTTTTACTAAAGTATCATCAGTATCTTTTTTTTCATCTGTTTTAGATTCACCATTTAAAGAATCCATAATATCACCAAAACCTAAATCATCCTCTATGATACTTATATCATTTTGTGTAGTATTTATATTATCTTTAGGTATATTCAGTTCATCTGCTAAAAGATTTGCTGTTCTGACTACCTCTTGTATATCATAGTCTCTACCTGCTATATTTGATTTAATAGTAAAATCTGATACAAAAGCCTCCATAAACTTGTCCCTTCTTGAATTTACTGATTTACTAGTACTTAATCCTGTCGTATCAGTTATAAGATTTCCTTTTAAATCTGTATAATTAACAAAACTACCTCTATCATCTGTTTTCATTAATACTGGTACTGCTTTCTCTCCTCTATATAAAGTAACAGGTGTAAGTGTTCCCTGTTTTTGTCTTTTATATAAATCTAAATCATCTGAAGATATCCCAACATCTGCCATAGCTTGGTTTTTATTTTCTATTTTATAAGCATTTATAGCACCATTTACAAACCTATCTAAAAAACTAGAATCTTTGCCCACTTCTACACTAGAAGGTACTGATTGTGGTGTAACTTGTATTTGATTATTAACTATACTACCTTCTGCTGGGCCACCAGTCATTTGCCTTACTTGCCCTGTTTCATCAAAATATTTATTGTCTGGTAATTGTTCATTTAGTGCATTTTGTTTTAATAAATCTACAATTTGATTTTCTTGAGCTTGTAAATTTTTTGCTTCTTTTATATTTGATCTTGCTGTTACACCTTTTAATATTTGTGATGTTAAAGTTCCAATAGGAAAATTACCACCATAAGCTTCTGCTGCATACTGACCTGCGGTGGTACTCATTGCTGCCTGTGAATCTCTTGCTGCTTGTCTTAACAACTCTTCTACTAATGGATTTCTTTGTCTGTTAGCAAATGGGTTACTTGTTACTGCCATATTACACTCTTTCCATGTTTATATCTAACTGGTTATAATCTACCATCATGTGTCCAAAGATATTTTCAGATACTGCTGATGGTTTTACTTTTTTAACTTCTTGTGCCATTACACCAGTGTATTTTTGTGGTGACCAATTATACTCAAACTCATATACATTTAATCCAGATTTAGATTTAGATTTATATTTAATATTTTTCTTTAATCTTCTGTCTGATTTTGATATTCCAGCAGCAGCTATATCTCCAACTGCTTTCATTTTAGCTCCATATCCTGCTATTTGATTTCCATATATATTTGTATCATAAGCACCTTGTTGTTGTGTAGCTGCAAAGATTGGCGGTGGAGCTATACTTGTTGCAGGTACATTTAGTCCTGTTGTAGCTACACTAGGAGGAGGAGCTGCTTGTCCTGATAAAGTAGCAATTTCACTAAGTGGTTGACTTCTACTTAGTAAATAATCACTTAATTGTCTATCTCTAATTCTTTCTTGTTCTCCTACTAATCCTTG